TTGACTGTTCTGTTGCCGTAAGCCTCGACTGTGCTGTTGCCGCAAGCCATGACTGTTCTGTTGCCGTAAGCCTCGACTGTGCTGTTGCCGCAAGCCTCGACTGTGCTGTTGTAAAATGCCTTGACTGTGCTGTTATCGTAAGCCTTGATTGTGCTGTTATCGTAAGCCTTGACTGTGCTGTTGTTGTAAGCCTTGACTGTGCTGTCGCCGTAAGCCTTGACTGTGCTGTTGCCGTAAGCCTCGACTATGCTGTTGTAGAATGTAATGTCAATGCAATCATTAAGATAATATGTACCGTTGCTGATTTTCTCATTTTTACGCCCAAGTAAAACGTGCTTATCCACCCATTCCTTAACAGCCTGAACCATACGCTCCTTTTCGTAAGGCTCAACGAACCACTCTGGGCGAATATCTTGGTCTACATTAAACCGCCATGTTTCAACATCTGCAAAAACATCACCATTCGGTGGTATCAACTCGGCTCTGACAAACAATGTCTTTGCGTTCTTCCTGTTGTCCTCAATGCCCAATTCTTTAAGCATATCCGTATGGCTGTCGCCCTCACCTATGTAAATTCTATCCTTTAAGATAATTCCACTTTTTAACCGACACATTTTAAATCCCTCTTGTATATATAATGTTTCATGGTTTTACCTCTAACCCTACCTTTGCTGTGCGGATAACTCCGAAATCGGAGTTGTTAAAGATTTGTAGTTCGTTCATTTTCCCACTCGTTAACAATTTCATTGGCCAGTGTAACAATCTGCTGTGCCTTTGGTGTCTGTCTTCCGCCGTTTAATGCATCAGACAATTCCGCTCGGCTTACAGTCATAACCCCTCTTGCTTCGATTTCGGGAATTAAGTCCTGTATCTTTTTGCCGAGTGCGTAAACTCTCGATTTAATTTTAAATGTCAATAAAATAACCTCCTTTCTGCGCAAAAATATAAAACGCTTTTTGTATTAGTAAACAATTTATTTACTAACCGATTGACAAATTAGTTATTAGTTGCGTTTGACTGCTTTTCAAGTTCTACGGCTTTTTTATTCCAAAAATTCCGATAATGTTGCTTTACCTGTTCTTTGTGTTCCTCCCTCCATTTTTTGTAATACTGTCTTCTTGCTTTAACTTCCTGTTCTGTAAGTTCTGTAAATTGTTTTGGCATTAGAATTCCTCCTTGTAAATTTTATTTTCGTTTTGCTATTGCATTTTTTCGAACCTGTGATATAATTGTACTAAAGAAAACAAAATAAGTCAATAGCATTTTTGTAATTATCAGTACAAAATTTATATCGGTTTTTTGCACCCTGTTTGTTAAATAAATTGTTTACAGTTATTAATATACTCCGATTTTTTACGGAAGTCAATAGGTTTCCGATAAAAAACGGAATTTCGTTATATATAAACAAATATTTGTTCTATCTCTTGTTTATTCTGCATAATTTACGACAAAAAATAACCCCACCAAATAGGTGAGGTTAAAAAATAAAGGGGTTTTATTGGCAAGGCGGTGAAACTTTAGCCAAAATAGCCGAATACTTCAACGTATCAACAGACTACCTACTAGGCACAGAGCAAGAAAGCCCCCTACCACTGTTAAGCGATGTGGATATGGCTTTTTATTGTGGCAACTTAATATTTTGTTTACAAATTATTTAAATAAAATACTTTATTTTATGCTTAAAACAGTATATAATAAGTACATAAGATAAAACAAAACAAAGGCAAGCGGATAAGCCAAAAACCGCAAACGGGAGGTACTCACATGATGAGAATTGAATTTAATGTAACAGGCAGTGCTTTCAAGGCACCGAAAACGGAAAAGACCTACCGAGTGGAACTTGACGATGACAACTTCAAAATCTTCACTGCCACAAACAGTGCAGAGGCTGAACGTATCGGAGCGGATATCGCAGAAGAACTCGGCAGTGGATACTGCCTTGTTGAGGAGGTGGCAGAATGAGATTCCCGGACAGAGAAACCGTTGAGCGTGTAAGAAAAGAATACCCTGCCCGTATGGACATTAAGCCGCAAGCGTTTAGCAGGTAAACAGCTTGCGGCGGTCGTAAAAATTAACAGCCTAAAAGGGCGAACAAAGGAGAACAAAAAGTGAATAAAATAATACAGCTTTATGAAAGCGGGCAATCAATTAAAGGGATTGCCCGAGAAGTGAGACTATCCGAATACAAAGTTCGAAAAAGCTTAATATCAGAAGGTGTTATAACCTCTGATTATCAAGCTAAAATTAATCAGCTTGCCGCTGATGGTAAATCGGCGGCGGAAATAGCTGAAATACTAGGGGCATCAGAAAAAAGTATTATACAAAGGTTGCTCTATACAAAAGGGCAGTATAATGCTGATACCCCTAGTAAAAATGCCCTCGCAAAACGCAGATATCGCTCCCCAATAGCTGTTAACCGCAGGTTGCAAGGTTTGTCTCAAGCTGCTTTAGCGGAGCTTGTTGGGGTATATCAAAAGGATATATCTTTGTGGGAGAGCGGGGAGCGTAAGCCGTCCGCCAGTAATTTAAAAAAGCTGGCGGAGATATTAAAATGTAAAATGGAAGAGCTTATATAAACCAAAAAACCGCAGAGGGAAGCCCCTGCGGTTAATTTTATGTAATATTCACAGTATACCCATCCGCTTCAAGATGAGCTTGTCTCACAACAGCTTCTGCCTTGCAAATACCGCGCCGTGTAGCCGTAACAGTATAAGTCTTGCCAAACCCATTAAGCCCCCTAGCCTTAATCATAGCAGGGAAGTCCTTATAACAGTAATTGAGGTCAACCTCTCCATTAATGCCATTAACAAAGCCTTTCCAAGAATACTGGTGCATACCGTACTGTTTGCAGTATGTTGGCTTTATATCCTCCACGCGAGCCACCCACGCCGAAAACCGCTGAACAATAGCCGTTGAAAGGTGAGTGCTGAAAAAGCTGTCGAAGCTGTACACTCCTGCCCAGTACCCAGCCTTTTCAAGCCTTGAGCAGAACGCTGTTACGATACTGTCGCAAGTTGCCTTGTCAAGTTTGGTATGGACCTTATCCTCTATATCAAAATATATTGGGTATTCAAACTGTTTGTCAGCGAGCAGCTTAATTACAAAATCCGCTTCTTTTTCGGCTTCTGCGGCTGTTGTAGCATAGCTGTAATGATATGCACCCACAGGCAAGCCTACCGCCTTACAGCCGTTGTAATTTGCTATAAAACGTGTATCAATCTGCGAGGGGTGTTCCTCGCCAAAGCCAGTTCGGATAATAGCACCCTGAACGCCGTAATTTTTGGCTTTTTGCCAGTCGATAACGCCGTTGTGAGCCGATACATCAATTAATTTAGTCATATATAGCCCCCTTGCTCTGACAAAAAACGCGTTCCTCGATTATGCCAAGCTTACGTGTTACAGCTATGGTGTTTACTTCCTCAACAGTTACGCCCATAGCGGTGGCAATTTGTTCCACTGGCATATCATAAGCCAGTGATTTTATAATTTGGTTAATTACACAATTTGTCATTAGTCATTCTCCTTTTTAAGCTGAGCCAATACATCAAGCAGTTTTTTAGGCACGTGAACGCCCATTTTGCCTGCATTTTCGACTATCGATATACATTCATTGCTTATATAAAATATAATTACCATATTTCGGATAATAGCGCCATTGCCAATTACATAAATATCAATCAAATTGCCGACTGCCACAATAGCAAGCATAAATATTTTTTTGACAATGCCCTTTGCGCCAATTTCTGACGATAGTTTTTTATTGGCAATTGCAGACATTACCCCTGTGATATAGTCAAGGCAAATAAAAGCAATTAGTACAATAAAAATCCCTTTACAATCCCCAAACAAAAAAGCACCTAAGCCTATTAAGCAACCCAGTATCCATTTTATAAAATCCGACATTTTCTGTCCTCCGTAATTTAAAATTTTGCCCCTCAATTAAGAGGGGTTGTTGTTATTCTACGTTGCCTTTGTATCCCATTAAATCAATTAATCCTGCTCCTTGATATGTACTATCCCATCCTGGCAACCTCCTAACACGCTTTTTTAACTCTGCAATAGTTTCATTTGGTGTCGGAACAATTCCATTTTTCTTAGTCATTAACTTTTTGACAAGCATATAACATCCTGATATCATAGCAGCAGAAGCTGAAGTACCTGTAAATTTTGTAATTGTATTAGGATATCTTTCCGTGTCAATAAATGAATATCCTGCAATATCAATACCTGCATAATGGGAGTAGCCAATCCAAGAAATTGCACCATCAGTCTGCTTAAACGCAGAGACTGCCATTGCATCACTGTTTGCTCTTGGATATAAAATATCATTACCACTATTACCTGCAGCATTGAAAAATTGAATTCCTGCTGTTTTCATGTTGGCTAGATATGTCGCAAATTCTGTGTTATCAGTACTCAAACTTTCGAACGAAAAATTAATAGCATCTATAGGATATGTGCTATTAACTTCCAAAGCCTTTGTGAATGCCGTGTGATAATATGCGTTTATTCCTGCATCTGAATTATCGGGGCAAATGCGTATAAAATACATTTTGGCATTAGGGCAAACGCCATATCTTAGTGCGCCTTTGCCACAAAGAATATTAGACACAGCCGAGCCGTGACTAACAGCAGGAGCAGTAGAGTAGTAATCTGTAACGTTAGGTACTACACTACATCCACCTAATAAATTATTATAGTTTAAGTCCGTCAAATTTGGTTGTAATGCACTGTCGATAATACAAACAGTCATACCGTCACCATATTCAGCAGATTCCCAAATGTATGGTATTCCTGCCATAATGTATTCAGGATTTATTTTCGCCAATTCAGCGCTGTCATACAGTTTGGCAGAGCCAAAATACCAATCCTTTGTAATATAATTGCTTTCAACTGTAGCCATAGCGGCTGAATTGCCAATAATAATACTGCCCCATGCCTTACCATTTCTGTCAGGGAGTTGTGAAGCAAGTGTATTTAATTTTGTAGTATTACTACATATAGGGTTATCATGTATAACTAATTTCTGCAATCCATCCACCGTATCTAATACTATATCAGCTAAAGAGTTATTATATAGTTCAATGTTGTGTATGGTTGGGCAATTAATACAGCTAAAAACAGTTAAATCTGAATTAACTATGCTGCACGATGTTATGGCATTTCCAACAGCTTTTATTTCTAAGTCTGTTGATGTTGCTGGAATAGTATAATTAGCAACTGGCAATGTTACCATTGTTTTTACTCCATTGTTATTAATTTCAATTCTACCATCGCCTTTCAGTGATACCAATTTATTTCCTGATGTAGCGAACGAAAGGCTAATTGTCGCTACATCAGCCAGAAAAAAATAATCCGCTTTATACTTTGCCATCATCCACATAGTATTTGTGTAAATATCGCTAAATGCATGGGGAACATTTGCCATAAAAATAGCTTTAAACGATACGTCAATATTATCTACAGAGGAAACAACTCCGTTTGTTGGATATAATACTTTAATTCCTAGCCCAGTCGGAGAAAAGCTTGCAGCTGATGTTTTATAAACCAAAGTACCATTAATGTATATGTACGAATAACTGCCGTCGTTTTTTACGCAAATGACAACAAGATTAGATGCTAACATACCTGTAGACTGTACCGAACTAATCCGATATTGATACTCTCTGGTGGTTTGACTCCCATCAATATCTAACGCATTAGTGGTACTCGACCCACGATAAGTTATTGCCCACATTCCTTCTGTTGAACCTGCTTTTAAATCAGTTATTTTCATTACATAATAATTTGTAAATACCGTCCTTGCAGTATCTCTCATATATCCATAGCTTGATGGGCCATTAAATTCAACAGTTTCGTCTGCATTATTCACTATTGCTGAAACTGTTGTTAAATTTGTACCTCCTGTCACTTGGTTTTCCCAATACCCATTTGCAATTCCCGTAGTTTGAGATATATCAAATATGTGTGTAAGTCCTGTGCTTATTGGCATTGTATCAGGTATAGGCGTTTTTAGTTCCGCTGTCCCTGTTACTTTGCCTGTCGATATATACGCTGTCTTGCCGTTTGCTATGTCGCTTGCTGTAGCCGTTGCATCACTTGTATTTGTTCCACCTCCTTTCGCTCTTGACTTAAAAGGGCTTATAGCCGAGTTACTGCCGATAACCTGTACAACGCTTGTTGCGTCACTTGATGTAACATATACAGTATTGGCAGGATAGCCATGTGTTGTGCAAGCGGTCCCGCCTGCTGGTATTGCGATTACTCCGTCGCTACCGTCGGCTGCACCCTGTGACATTGATATGTTTACGATGCCCGAGCCTAAATTTTGTACATGGAAATAATTCCACATATCAGAAAAGATAAATTTTGTCTCTTCTGAAATTGTAGCTGTTGCGGAACGTTGTCCGCTGGTTACTGTTTTTGTAATCATAGTTTCCTCCTTAAATATTTCTCCGATTTTAAATCGGAGTATTCAAAATTTATGGTGCTGGATTTGGATATAAGTTGTAGCAATCACCGCATGCCGATGTGCCAAACGTGCAACCGGTTGCATATGTAAAATCAGCTAACATCACGTTGCGATAAAATGCATCATCACCAACAGCAGCAAGCAACGGTGTGTTGACAGATGCTATCTGCGCACAATGGAAAAAAGCAGATGCCCCTATTGATGTCACATGTGGCAAATCAATTGATTTCAGCCTGCAGCAATAATAAAAGCAGTTGTTTGGTATAGCTGTTAACTTTTCTGCAAAGTCAATTTCACGCAGATTATAGCAGCCGCTGAAACAACCTTCAGGCAACGATGTGGGCTTTACTATACATTCAACTTTTGACAAAGAAAAACAACCACTATATTCCCACCTGTGAAAAGTTGAGAATATATCGTTGCCGCAAAATTTCATGTATTGCATTTTTTTCTTTGGATATACACTAGCAAAATTGGGTATTTTGATGCTGCTCCCATATTTAATGGCACAAAGGCCCGGATTGTTAGTCCATTCATTTACTGTAACAAACAATCGCGCTGTGCTTGTTACCGATATAGCATAATATCCCGGCTTTGTATAAGAATATTTGTGGCTACCTTCTCCTGTATAATAGGTAATTACAGTTCCATCGCCGTAATCATATACAACATCGCCTGTATAGCCACCGTTTGCTTCGCACAACATTATAGATGGTTGTTGTGACGGATTATCAACATGGTATTGCGTTATATTAATTATTGCCGTAACCTGATTGCTTTCTGGATCAGGCAATGCAGGCCATTTATCAGGAAACGTCCATCCCGGTTTTAAACTGCCAAGCACATACCCCATTGTAAAGGCCTCCGTAAACATTTAATCACTCCTTAAATCCGATATGCTTATTTCTGTTATACCGTCCGGCAGCTGCACCGATGTTATTTTGCCATCGTTGTCACGCGTAAAAGTATATGTTTCCGGCGATAACATAAAGCCGTCAATAGTTGGATATGTAAATTTTAGCGTTGTGTCTGTAATTTTGATTTCTGACGGATGTAACCCCTCTGTGTATCGTCCTGTGCAATGCACTCTGTCCGCCGTAAATTCAAAGCCTTTTTCGTCCGTATCTCTATTGTAATATTCACCAAGTGTTCCGGCTTTTTCTATTGGCATTATGGTCCCCCCTGATATGGATAATCATCCTTGTCTATGTAAGCTACATATTTACCGTCAGGGTTGATTTGCCCACGCCCAAAACGCTCCGCAAAAGCAATCCTGCTTTTTATATCACGTGTCAGCTTACCGTCATAATTAAACTCGTTTTCCGTTACATCGTTGCTACCACATGACGTAAATACTCCCGTAGCCGTAAATACCGTTGTGGCATTGTTGGCTATTAAAACTGTATTATCAGCAAGCCTTACTCCACACCCAATCTTAAAAAACGTGGGTAAGAGCATTTTGCTGCATTGCCAAGATGTATAGGTGTACCCAGATATCCTGTTAAAAATCTCATCAGCAAGAGCGTCGCTTGCTAAATCTGTGTTAATTTTAATGGTATTTAATACATCAGACCCAGAGCTGCCCTTGTCGTATACCTTGTCATTGCCGACCATTATTAGCCTAGATATAGGCCCTTTGGTAGCCCCCACATCTATCGGGGCATAATTGTCAGGCTCAATCGCCGAAAAGTCAGTCCCCCACTCTTTAAATGCCAACACATCAGGGTAAGCAGTATAAAAATAGCCACACATAGCAACGGACAGCGTCTCCAACACCTGCCGACACGTTTTGTTTGTCAGCTCCGGTCTTGTTAGCTCACGTATATTTGTGGCGGGGACACCACCGTATGAGCCAAAGCCACATTGTTCTGCGATTTCTGCAATCAGATTATTTACAGCTATTTTTTCGTCATCAAGTGGATTTTCTGGCGGCATAAAATTAATTGTCTCCGTATTAAGCGGCTGGTCTGTCCTCATAATCTTGTCAAAGCAAGTAAACGATATAACCCCATTTGTTTTTTTGCGAGTGTCGATATAAAACGTTGGGAGCATTATCGGGATATCGGTAGACGTCAACGTCACCTCGGCATTTGCCCCCGCCCCCATGTAGTCGCTTACAAGCAAGTCAAAACTTAACTCTGTTGCACATACACCAGATATACCATAGCCGTTTGCCTGCTGTGTTACTTTGATGTTGCTAGCGTTAGTGTATGCAATATCGTCAACCGTTAAAGTATAGCTAAAGTCCCCCTGACGGTATTATTTCTTGCGCCGTCAGGGTAAAAGACACCTTATAGCGTGTCCCTGCATGATTAGCCTGTACCAGACCACCCGGTATATCATCGCATCTGCAAACGCCAGTATAATCAGGACACGACACATTTATTTTGTCCTTTTTTAAAGCCGTAATCAGCGTGTTATAATTAGTTGCTGTTAGTCTACCGGTTGTCAGCTTTAGCGTAAATTGCAGACCTTTTAAAATTTTAACCTCATTGCCCGCATAATCCGTAAAGCTGTTTTGCGTGTCATATACCTTGCTCCATGATGGTGCATATTCGCCAATATGTTTTAGGGCGTAGCTGCCAATATTGACAGTATATCCACCGTTAATTATTTCCATAAAACCCCCTCCTTTTTTATAAGTTAAAATTATTACCGCCTGTGAGCTTATTGCCTTTTAATATATCCTTAAGCGTTGTTTCTATTGCTTTTTTGCCATCAATGAAAAAGTTAATCGGAGTGTCAATTGATACAACACTGTTTTGTTTGCTTGCTGTTGCTGTTGCTGTTGCGGCTGCCGTTTTGCCTAATATGTTGCTTATATCCGCGCTGCTGTTAACTCCGGTCATACTATCAACAATGCCTTGCAAATAGCTTTGCGCGGTTTCTTGTCCTTGCTTGTATGCCGATTTTGGCATACTGCCAAAAATATCATTTACCGCGCTAACCGTTTTTTGATTAAGGCTGTCGAGCTCCTCCTGCACCATTGATTGCGATACCTTTTCAGCGGTTGCCTGTACTGCCTCCCAGTCGGCATAATATTTTTGCAGTTTATCCGGCTTTAAACCGAGTAAGCTGTTTATATAGTCCTGCCGCTCTCCACTTTGATAATCCATTTTACCAATTTCAGCAAGTAAACTGTCCGAAATACCCGTCTTTTTAAGCTGTTCGATTGATTTTTGATAAACAAGCATTTTTTGTTTTTCTTTTTCGAGGTTTCGGAGCATGGTTTTTTTACTGCCCTTGTCATCCTCAATTGTATCTGCCAAATCAATTTTAAGCAGCTCCTTTTTTGTGGCGGCTTTTTGGTCTGCCAGCTTGTCATATGCCTCTGATAGCATATCAGCAGTTTTTTCAGCACCTTTTTCCCATGCCTCTAACTCTTCTTTGTTTTGCTTTTCTATTGTCTCAAGTCGTTCCTTGTTGGCCTTTTCTTGTGCCTCCTTAAGCTTTTCTGTTGCTTTTTGTTGTGCTTCTGCTTGTCTTTTTGCGGCTTCGTTGGCTTTTTTTGCTATGCTATCATAATAAGCTGTTACTTCATCTTGATATTTCCACCATTCTTCGCTATCTTCATCGCGATATTTATTAAGGACTTCCTGCCGCTGCGCCCAATAATCATTTTCTGTAATTTTATGAGTTTTATATGCCTTGTCAACAGCTGCTAACGCGTCTTCTAGTGTCTCAAGCTCTGCAGTTGCAGCCTGTGTGCCATAATCATGGCCAAAGTCATAATTCCCCCATATGTTTTCCTCACGCGTTAGGACATATCTGGTTGTAACCTTTTCTGGCACGCCCTCCCACGCGTTGACTAAATTATACACCTGTTGAGCAAATTGCTCTATTTGGTCTTTAGCGGCTTTGCCCTCTTCGGTCACACCCTCTATTTTTTCCGCTTCTTCGCTTAAGGCCGCTGCGGACAGTACTAATTTATCTTTAAGCTCGTTTTGATATTCTTTTGCTTGTTTTAAGCTATCCTCATAATAATAGGCAAGGTTTTCAAGTTCTTTAGCTTCTTCTGCCCTCCCGCTGGCGCGTGCCGCCTCCGCCTGCGCTAAATATTCGTCTCTTTCTTTTTCCGTTTCCTTAATATATTGTAGACCGTCATTATACTCCTGCAGTGCCAGTGTCGCCGATACAATGCCTTTTTTGTTTTTTTTGCTGTTTATCAATGCGACTTGGTCAGCTTCGGCTTGGGCTTTTTTTATTTCAACGGCTTTTTGTTGTATTTCAATTTGTGCTTGCAATCCTGCATTTGTTTCCGTCAGCATATTTAGCTGGTCTGCAAGGTCTTGTGTTCTAAATCCGTTGTCCCATTGCTCTTGCAGCTTTTTAAGTGCCGTTTGATTTTCTTCGAGTTTGACTGTTGTTTCCTCAAGCTGCTGCTTTGCGTCTTCATATTCCTGCATGGATTTTTCCGCTTTTTCCTGCAGCTCTTTGTATGATGTTGTTAGCAGGTCATATACAGCAATTAATGCGGTTACAGCAGCTATAACAAGCCCTATCGGGTTAGCCTCCATTGCAGTGTTTAAAGCCGTTTGTGCAACTGTAGTTGTCCCAAGGCTTGCAGCAAGTGTGGTATAGCTTGCTATTGCTGCTCTAATAATAGATTGTATTTTTAACGCTGCTGTTATTGCCGCAAGTCCTCCAGCTACATAGCCTAAAGCCTCTTTGTGGTCATACAAAAAGTCAGTAGTTTTGACAACAATGTTTCCTAAAACAGTAAGCACATTAACAACTTCGCTTATTACTTGCTTTGTCTCAGCACCATTTGATAGCATGTCGTTAAGCTTTTGCAGCATCTGGTTAAGAGCCGGCAATAATGCTTGCCCCAGCTCGGCAGATACATTTTGCATATTTAATTGCAAAATGCGCTGTTGGTTTGCTAAACTGTCGGATGTCCTTGCAAAATCCCCCTGTGCATCAGCGGTAACGGACATTAAATAATTATAGCGCAGCGTTGTTTGCTCTGCCTGTGACATGGATTTCCACGATTTTTCTATACCTTGCGACAAGGCATAAGCCTCAAGGTTTGCAACGGACATATTAATGCCAAGCTGTTTTAATGGTTCGGTTTCACCGGAAATGCCTGCGCGTAGTTTTTCAAATGCTGTGTCGATATCCAGATTATAAAAACTTGCCATATCTGCGGCAAGCCCCGCAATTGCGATGGACATCTCCTGTGCTTGGTCACTTGCTACTCCTGCTGATTTTATCATGGCACCAATTGTGCCAGTGTATTGTTGCGCAGCTAGAGCAGACAACCCAAAGCTCTCTGCCGCAGTCCTAGAAAAGTCATATATTTGCTGCGCACCGTCACCAAAAGTTACATCAACAACGTTTTGCACCTCTGCTAAATTTGTTGCAAGCTCTATGCCTTGCTTTGTAAAAGCGACCGCCGCATTTGTGGCACTGCGCAAGCCATCGGCGATTAAATTACCTGCAATGTTAGCTTTAAGCAGGCTACCAAAGCTTACAGCTTCACGCCCCGCACTTTCCGTTGCACTCTCAAGCTGTTCTGTTTCCTGTTCGACCCCATTAAGCTGTGCACCTGTACGCTCAAGCTCATTTTGATATCGCCTTAAACGATTTTCCGTTGACGCAAGTTCGCGTTGGAAAGAGCGATACTGCTGCTCGGAAATAGTACCGTTAGCAGCAGCCTCACTAACCGCTTGTTCTGCCGCTCTTAATTGTTCCAACTTTTGCCGCGTGTTTTCAATAGCTTGTTGCAGCACGGTATAACGTTGCTGTAATGCAACTGTGCCACCATCGTTATTTACGTCAAAATTAATGCTTCTTAGTTCTGACTGTATGCTTCTGGCGTGGCGTTCAAGGTCAGTTAATGCGGCTGCCAATCCTGATGTGTCTGCTCCGATTGTAGCTATATAGCCATAACGTGCCATAATATCACTCCCTTAATATCCTATCGATTGCAGCGTCAAGCTCCTGCCGCCCTTTTTCTTCGGCGGGTTTAACGTGTGCCTTGCCTTGCGTGTATGTTGTTTTATCACGGTTAAGGTGTCCCAGCTCAAGCAAATGTACAAGCTGATAATTTGTTTTGTTGTATATTTTTACAGTAAATCGCTGCCCCAGTTCCTGCTTTTGAGTAGTCCAGCCAGCTTTATATGTTCCCGGCTGTCTTCTTGGATTAAGTGCAACACGCCTTGTTTGTCTGTTCCGTGTAGGGGTTCGCACTTGTCTGACAGGAGATTTGCTAATAATTTCGTCTTTTACTTGCCGTGCTATTTTGGCGGTTTCCTTTTTTATCTGTGCTGATTTTTCAGCCGAATATTGTCTGAACCCGACAATAATAGCTTCCGAAACAGATACAAGGTTATTGTTATTACTCATAATTCTATATCCTCATCGGCTTCTGTCTGCGTTAGGCGGTAAGCATTGTTTAAATATTCTCTCCCATCTTTTGTTTGTGCAAGCTTATAAATAAAAGCATCTCGCAGGAGCAACCAATATTCCAATATTGATATATTGTCAACCTCATATATTGACAGCCCAGAATAATCACTTACCATTTTATCCGGATATGTATATATCGTATACTTAATATCATCCTTATCGTCCTTGCGTGGATAGTAAGGCACTTCAAGCTGCAATTCTTCTTTGGCCTTTAGTATGCTTTCCTTGTACGCTTGCACAAGCACAAGCTTGTCGGGGATATTTTGCGGTACACTCTCAACAAGCATACCGCAAATCCTATTCACGTCTTTACAGCTGCATATCTGTTCCCATACTGTTTTAGAGCAGACAGGGGCGTCAATTACACAGCTCGAGAGTTGTATGGGTATAAACTGTAAATCTGTGAAATGAAACATTTAAAACGCTCCTTAAGTTGATTTTGTAACTTTTACCGTGTATGTATATACCTTGCCTGCGGTATCTGTGTCGGTAATGGTTACTACATTTTCGCCGGTATTCCATGTTGCATCACCGCCGTTTGTAATAGTCGTTGAACCGTTTTTAATAACAACAGTATCAGTGTTGGACTTAGCCGCTGCAGTAATAGCGTCCTTAGTATTAGACGTTACCGCAGTATAGGACTTAACAAACGGTGAGAATGCAGGAGTGAGTGTCAATGTACCAATAGCCAATGACTTAAGTACAGGGCATTTTCTTAAATCCTGCATGATAATGAGAGTACCCTCGCTATCGCTTGCCTCTGCTCTAAACTGGCAGTCAATTACAGTCGCACTGTCCTGTTTAAAGTCAAAGGTAAATCCCTCTGTGTTACGTCCAACAATAATAACACGGAGGTTTTTATCTTTATGCTCAAATCCGATAACCCAACGAGTATTTGTTTGGTTACCAAGTCCACCAATTTTAACAGTTGTTGTACCGTCTGCAGCTGTTGTTGTCCTTGCTGTTGTGCAAAGCTTAGCAAGCGTATCGCCATCCCAGGTCATAACACCTGTTTTGAGAATAACCTTTTCTTTTGTTATATCCTCGATTACAACATAGCCAAGGTCATCCTCATCCTCGTACTTTTCTGTTGTATATTCAACGCTCGCGCCGCCTTTAATTCTGCCAATAAGATTGTCAGTGGAGCTAAAAAAAACGTTCCAATCTGTCGGAAGAGTTGTAAACTCCTGAATATGCAAATGTCCGCTTCCGAGCGTATACTGTGATAATTCACCCATAATAATAAATCCTCCTAATTAATTAAAATTCTTCTGTTGTTGTAAACTCAATAAACGTAACATCGAGGCTGTCCTCACTGACATAGTCATATTTGATAGTCAGCCCCTCACACGTTCTTAAGCTCTGCTTAATTAATTTTTCCGACGCAAAATCGGCGGTTGTTTTGCCATCACGGTAAAAAATGCGCACTTGATAAGCCACCTCTAGATATAAGGCATACTCGTCCGCCCCTTGTGCGGTTTCGCTTAAAATCCCGTACGTAGCAAAAACGTGCTCTTTTGGCAACGTTGTAAAACCCATATGGGCAATTTTGGTTATGCCATGGTCTTTTAAGACTTCGATTACACCATCAATTCCCATTAGCTTATTTGCCTCCTTGCCCTAAATTTTATTTCACTTTTTTTAAACAACACATCGTCTGGCGGGGATATAACGTCATAAACGTTTGCGCCGTGTTTAATGCGCGTTGTTTGCGGTATTAAACCCATTAGTATAGGCTTGTAGCGGACCGATACCGTTACAACCTCATCAGCGTTGCCCCCTGCATATTGCTCATAAAATTGTGAGTTGCTCAACCCTGCAAATTTTGCATATGTAGTGTAGTAATCTGACCATTCCCCGCTATCAGATTGGCATTGCAATGTGATTTTTTCCGTTAAATCGCTGGCATTAATCACTACCAATGCCCCCTATACAATTGCGTCTATGCATGTTTAAAATTGTTTTTACAATAGGGTTTTGCTTGTCGTTGCTCACTTGTGATGTGCGGGTGTCGTACATATCAGCACACAAGCACATCAACGCTATGGACAAGTCTGGTATTGTGTCAGCCTCCTTTGCTGTAAGTGCGGTATAAGACAGAATATAAGACGTTGCAGCCGCCTGAATAATTTTAAGCAGGCTGTCATCGTCTGTGCCTAATATACGCAAATATGCTTTAACTTGGGTCAGGGTTACTTCACTTAATTTCATTGTTAACCCCCTTTAAATAGAAAACGGCAACATTAAGTTACCGTTTTTATAAGTCCTGCGCTTGACATTGCATTTAAGAGCAAATTAAAATCCGTCTTAATACCTGATACTGTTGTAGCTGTTGACAGTGAGAATGTTGGAACAGCTGTTACCTCTGGATATGCTGGAACATAGAGGATTCCGTCTTCACCGATTTTGACGGGTACTGTGTCGGTTGCCTCCTTTGCAGCGGCTTTTACACCACCGAGAGCCGTTGCAGAAGCAGGTGCGGCGGTGGAGGTAAGCCCCGTCACCGAGGCTCCCTCCTTGATTTCAAGCGTTCCGCCAATGACGGTTTTCTCGCCGCCTTGTTCGGTATAATTCAGCGTATTATACATTTTAATACCTCGCTTTCTTAATTAGCCATTGTAATTGTAGCAAGCTTCTGGTGGTCAATTACATTGCTGTCAAATTCAAACCATGCAACAAGTCCTACAGCGTGCTGAGTAGCATACTTTTCGTTAAGTACCTGCATTTCAATCTGCTGGCGCATATTTACTGCAAGTCCGCTGTAATCTCCGTAAAGGATAGGTTTTGCACTGGCAGCAACAGCAGGCATATTGTCTGACAAATATACAGGCTTGCCAAGCAGCATAAACGGGAAGCTTCCGACAACATTCGGGGCAGTCTGCAGGAGATAATGCCCTGTGCTGTCCTTAAGCTTGCGGATTGCCGCAAATGTAGCAGGCGACATAGTCCAACAAGCGTTAGTCTGGTATGTAGTTGGTATTTTTGACTGTACAGTGATAAGGTCGTCAGCTGTAATTGCCGTTGTGGAGGTAAGTGTTGCCGTATTAGAGGTAGACAAAGCACCAACCGCCTTGCCTGATGTGCCAATAAGCAACTCTTTTTCAAGGAAAAGCACAATCTGTTTAGACATTTCCGTAACGATGAAATTAAGTACGTCAATTTCGCTGTTGTTAATTACAGATTTGCCGATAAGAGTTAACGCCCCTGCAAGATACCCAGTAAGGTCAACAGAGGTAAACGCTCCCGCATCGGCTGTAATGTCGGTAAATTCAGATTGATAGCCAACAGTGATGTTATGGATTGTGTTTGCGTTGCCCCACACAGGCACTTTAAGTGTTCCCTTGACAGCAAACATTGTTGCCTTAGAAAAAATAGGGCACATTTCCTTGACGGTGTTAATAATCATCTGCGCAATGGTTGTCGGTATAACAGCGCCGTTGTTTGACATGGTGATGTTCTGTTCCCCTGAACGATATTCTGGCGATACCTTCCCACCGCACTGTGAGTTAACATAGTCCATAAATGCTCTTATTTCTGCTTCTTTTTTTTCTTCCGCTGCTGCGTTTGTAACGCTAGTGCTAGTAGGGGTTTTCGCTAAAATTTCCATTGCTCTTTTTTCAGCTGCAAGAGTTCTGTCAATGTCCTTAATCTGCTGTTCAATGTTCTGGAATTTAACATCCTCTTCCTCTGTAAACGCTCTGATTTCCGCTTTTGCGGTATCAATAAGTGTTTGCAAATCTGTGACAAGTCCTGCTCTCTTTTCTGTCAGTGACTTAATTGTGTCTGCTCTTAATTCTGCTGTTTTCATTAAATTTCCTCCTTAAATTTGGTTAATTATTTGTTTTTGAGTATAAAAAATCGCCTTACGGATTGTAAGACGATAGATTTATTATAAATGGGCATAATAAAAGCACCTT